TAGGTGTTCCAACAATTGTAGGAGTAAAATTAAATAAATTCTTTGAATTATTATAGTAAATAGATATTTCATTTTGAGATAAAGGATAACCGTATATATTAACAGCACCAATTTCACCAGTTACAAATGCTCCACTAGTAGTATTTTTACCAATTGTAAAATTTCCACTAGAATTAATATCAACAGGAGCAGTAATTAGAGGTATATTTGATTGAGTAGAATTATATAAAGCTGTTACTTGTGATTGATTTAGGGCAGAATTAAAGACTGTAATTTGACGAATATAACCAGTCCAATTTGGATATCCAAATCTATGCCAACTACTAACATTATTCGTATTACCAATAACAATTCTATTTATATTAAATCCATAATAAATAAAATTATTTGGACCATATATTTTAGTACCATTAGAATATATACTAATGTTTGAACCATCTATTACTAAAGAAAAATTAATCCATCTATTGAAATTAGAAATATTATTAGAGAAAGAATAAGGATATGGATATTTATCAAACTCTGTATAGGTATTATCTGATAAAATTAATTCCATCGAATAATATTGATTACCACCATCAAGAATTAAAGGCACGAAATAAGTACTGCTAGAAGCTACGTAAATCCAAAAACTAACTGTAAAGTTATTATAGTAATAAGTAAATGAACAAGGTATACCGATATAATCACCAGCATTTGTATTTATATATGCACAATCATATTCACTTAAATTTGTAAATACTGACACATGTCCAGATATTGTTGCTTTATTAGAACCAACATCGCTAATAGATCCATTTAATATAACTTGATTTATTGGTATAAGTGATCCACTTAAATTTTTTGGTTGTGAGGTTGAGATTAATACACTATTATTATAAACATTTAAATTAGATCCATCCCAAGTAGTTTGTAGATAATTCCAAGCATTAGTAGATATTGTAAAAGATGAACTATTATATTCTACTGAATTACTTAAAAATCCAGATAAGAAAGCACTATTTAAATATTTTAAATTATATACACTATTTCCTGAACTTGCGTTTTGAGATATTATAGAGCTATTATTTGCTGCTGATTTATTTTTATACCATAATCCAACACTCCACATATTACTAATTCCAATATTAGGTAAAGTCCAACTTGTTGAACCATCTAAAATAATTCCATTACTGTCAGAATTTTTAGCAATAGTTCCTGTAGTAAGTGATGCGTTATATCCATTACCACTTTGATCATTCCAAGTTCCAGAACCACTATAATTAGTTGCATTTAATGTTAGATATGAATTAAAAATATTTGCTTGAGGAGCACTATTATAGAATAGATGACTTGTTGGTAAACTTGTATTAAGACCCCATTTCCATGCTAAATAACCTTCAATTACTTGACGTTGGATAGTTGATAATACACTATTATAAACAAGTATCTCACCTATATATCCATTCCAAGGACCAGTACCATTTTGACGACGACCAATAATTATACCTGTGGCAGTAGTGCTTACTCCATTTTTAGCATTTAATGCTGTTCCATTAATATAAGGTATTTGAGTATTACTTGTTCCTTGATTTAACATTTCCATTATTTTTAATGATAATACACTTGTTGATGGTAAATCTGTTGATGTATCATTCCATGTTCCGCTACCATTTAATGTCATAAAGTTACCATTATTTGATCCAAAGAATAAGTGATTATCTGAATTGAGTGATATTAATGATTGAAATGATCCATTATTACTATTATTAGAACCGACGGCAAATATACTATAAGGAGCTGCTGGAAATACCATATTATTATTTACCATATATGCTCCTCCAGCAGTATTAATATATTTATGTCCATTTGTAGTTGTAACTTTTGGTTGATAATTTGAATTAGATTGTGATACATTATTATTATTTCCAGATTTATCATTCCATTGAGTTATCTTACTATTACTAAAAATAATTGAAGGTGTATCTTGAGCATCTAACCATAATTGGCAACCAGATATAATAGTTGGATTAAACATAAATGTATTATAAGAATTTGTATAATCAGTAATTATTTGATTTTGAGTTATAGGATAACCATAGATAGATATTTGACCTATTTCTCCAACTACATAACCTGAACTAGTTGTATTTTGTCCGATTGTAAAATTTTGTCCTGAATCTACATCGGCAGGAGGAGCAAAAGAATTACTTGTTTGTGTAGCACTATATAATGTTGTAATTTGTGATTGATTAAAAGCAGAGTTAAAAATAGTTACTTGACGAATGTAACCAGACCAATTTGGATATCCAAATCTGTGCCAACTACTAACATTATTCGTATTACCAATAACAATTCTATTTAAATTAAATCCATAATAAATAAAATTACTTGGACCATATGTTTTAGTACCATTAGAATATATACTAATGTTTGAACCACTTATTACTAAAGAAAAATGAATCCATGAATTACGGCCAGAAATATTATTAGAGAATGAATAAAGATTTGGATATTTATCAAATTCTGAATAAGTACCTTCTGATAAAATTAATTCCATTGAATAATATTGAGAACCACCATCAAGAATTAAAGGTACGAAATAAGTACTGCTAGAAGTTACATAAATCCAAAAACTTACTGTAAAATTATTTGTATAACTAAATGAACAAGGTATACTAATATAATCCGAAGCATTTGTATTTATAGAAGCACAATAATATCCATTATAAGTTGTAAAATTTGAAACTTGACCAGATATTGATGCTTGATTAGAGCCGACATCAGAAATATTATCCTTAAGTATAACTTGATTTATTGGTGTTGGTAAATCAATATTAAAGCTTTTAGTTGATAATAATACACTATTTTTATAAATAGTTAATATTGTACCATTCCAAATAGCATATATATAATTCCATACATTAGGAGATAAAATAAAAGTTGAACTTGCTGCTACACTAGAATCTGCTAAAAATCCAGCTGAAAAATTATTAGCATCATTTATATGTCCTAAATTAAATGAACTATTTCCAGAATCTACATTTTGAGATAAAATAGAACCATTGGCATTATCTCCTGCTTTAGATTTATACCATACTCCTACACTCCAACCTAAACTAATTTGAGGATTATTAAAAGTCCAACTTGTTGATCCATCTAAAATAATACCATTACCATTACTATTTTTCGCAATAGTTCCAGTAACAAGTGATGCGTTATTACCTTTACCACTTTCATCTTTCCAATTTCCAGAACCACTATAATCTATAGCTTTAAATAATGATATAGGACCAAAGATAGATGCGGAAGGAGGATTATTTAAAAATGGATGTCCAGATGGTAAATTTGATTGAAATCCCCATTTCCATGCAAAATAGCCTTCAAGTATTTGACGTTGAGATGTTACATATGTATTGTAATATACAAATTCATACAAATTAAAATCAGTTTGTCCACTATTTTGAATACCCCCATTATTTTGCCATGCTCCTAATAAACATGATGTAATACTTGTATCATTAGGAATTGAATAACCACCAGTAAAAGATCCACATTCAGTTCCATTATTATACATTTTAAGAATTACACCATCATATATTATTTCAATTAATTGTATATTTCCAATTGATACAACACTTGTAGAACTTAATGCATCACCAGAACCATTTTGAGCATGCCAATCAATATTACCAGATGAATTTGTAGATAATATATGCATACTATTTGATCCATCGTGTTGTTTTCCCATAATATAATTTCCAGTTACATTTGGCATTAATACTACAAAGATTGAATAAGCACTTACATTATTAATTGCTGCTGGGGGCATATTTAATGCAGCATTATTATTAAATCTAACACTATTTAAATAATTTACATTATTAATACTTGGTCTTACAATTCCATAATTATTTGTCCATGTTGTTAAATTATTTGAACTAACTGATTTATCATTCCATTGAGATACATTAGTTCCAGCAAGAGTTATAGTTGTTTGATCAGAACTATCAAACCATAATTGACAATTTTCAACTAATAATGGATTAAACATAAATGTTACATATGAACTATTATAATCTGCTAATACTTGATATTGAGATATGGCATAACTATAAATTCTTACTTCACCTATTTCACCAGTCATGTAATCGCCATTATAAAAATGACGACCAATACGATAGGCAGATCCATTATCAACTGATACACCGCCTGGTGTAGTTGTTGCTAATAATGAGCCATTAATATATGTATTTAAATTAGTGCCGTCCCATGATACTTGTATATTAGTCCATGCATTATTTGTTAATGTAAATGTAGTTCCCTCACGCCAAGGAGAATTATAATATCCTGGTATTGTTGTTGTTGTTGGTGAACTATATGAAAATGATCTCCAAGATATATTGATTGAACTAGCACCTACTGGCTGAATTTGTGTAATAATACAAGATTCAGCACTTGGGTTAGCAGTATTCTTATACCAAACATTTACTGTCCAAGCATTACCAATAGCAATATTTTGAAATGTCCATGAAGTTGATCCATCTAATACAATTCCATTACCATCATAATTTTTAGCAATTGTACCATTTTCTAATGTAGCATTAAATCCATTACCACTTTCATCATTCCATGCTCCTGAACCAATATAGTTAATTGCTTTTAATAATAAGACTGGAGCTAATGGATTTCCTTCAGGAGGGCTATTATAAAATGGATGATTTGTTGGTAATTGCTCATCTAAATTCCATTTCCATGCTAAGTATCCTTCAATAA